AACTTTTACTTTTCCACCTTTTTTGGGCGGTTTAGTAGGTTTCCCAGGGTTTCCCATCGTTTTTAATTTTAAAGGTTAGACATCTATTTTACTTCAATTTTTTTTGCAACAGTTATATTTTTCTTCTTTAATTCATCTTCAACAGCTTTCCTTGTGTCTGACTGCATTCTGTCTACAGTTTTAGATTTAGGGAATCCTGTTATCGTTTTTGTTCTTGCTTTTACACAAAAAATATCTCCATACAACTCTTTTTTTGCTTCATCGTAATAAGCAACAAAAGTAGAATCAGTAGTATGATTCTCAACTACTTCTATAATTGCTGTTGCTGTCTCTTTTGTGCTCAGAATTACCTGAGAGTAACTACTTAACGCACAAAAAATCAGCAAATTGATTATAAATATTATTTTCATATTTTAATTTTTGAATTTCTGTAAGTAACAATTCGTCTGAGCTTCCGGCGTCTGGAAAAATAATATAAAGAGTATTCTCTATTTTTTCAACGCAAAGATTCGTAGGTATAAGCTTTATGTACTTAGACTTACAAAACTCTTGTACTGTTTTATCATAATCATTATCAATGTAAATTTCAACCCCCAATTCATCTGCATTAGTTATAAGTCCTACTCCAACAGGTAGTTGCATAATCTCAAATAGCACAGTATCATTGCGGTGCATAAACACGTTTACTGTGTCCTCCAACGGTTTTATTTTTGTTCTTGCAAATGAATTGTTTTTTTGTAAAACTATGATAGTCATTAATATGACTAATCCAAAAACTGATTTTAATAATAGATTTTTCATTTTTTTTGTATTAAAGGTTAATAATAATTATCCACATTTTTCCTTGTTCTACTGCTTTAGATACTAAACTTGTAATATTTACATTTGAATCTCCCCCGGTCGGAATCGGCATTCCTGTACCTGTAAAATTTAACGTGCAGTCGTTAATCATTAAATTAGCCCCTGCATACCAAGTGTCCATATTTAACAGCAATTCGTCTAACTCTGCTATCGTTAAGTTGTTCTCTCTACAATCAAATGTTAACAACGACTTTACAAATGTCGTCATTGTATTTGATGTGCAATTACCATTGTACACAATATAATCGAAAGAGCTTGTTTGTGATCCGGTTATAACAGGAAGATCGCCTGTAAGCGGATTTTGAAATACGTACAATCTAAGTAATGCTGTCCAAGCCGGATAAGTTGTTACAGAAGATAAGCTGTTGTTCCCTAAGTATAATCTTTGTAGTGCTGTCCAAGTCGGATAAGTTGTTAAAGACGTGATTGTGTTAAGACTAAGCTCTAAGTCTGTTAGCGCTGTCCATGAGGCCGATGTTTTTATTTTTGTTAATCTATTCGAGTTAGCTGTTATATTAACAATCGTAGGCCAGAATATTGCTGAAATAAATTTTATATCGTTTGATTGCACATTAAGAACAGTCCATCCATTAAATCCGTCCGTACTCGTAACAGAAATTGTATCATTGCTAATCTGCCCAGGGAGATTATTTTGAGAATAAATATTTCCTGCTCCATAATTCCATCGTAGCGTTGCACCCGTCTTTGTATTTGTCTTTGTTGTTATTGCAGTTGTTTTTTCATCAAAAAACAGCAAAAAGAAATCACATGTTGTTCTGTTTTGTCCGTTGTATCCGAACGTGTTAACTACGTAATCTTCCGATAATCTGCTTCTGATTGTGTTTATTTCACTTTGACTAAAGGAGTAATTATCATTAAGATCTATAAAAGATGCTACCATTCTACTAATCCAGCTAACATCAGGATCGTAATTTACAATACGACCATCATATTTTGCAATTTTATTGTTTATTTTAACTACTTTTTGACCGTTTGCCAAAAACGTAACAAACAATAATATAATTGATAGTATTCTCATAATTAACACATTAATTATCTAATTGATACCATTTTTTACCTGTCAATTGTCTGCATCCGTAAAAATGCGTATCAGACGATTTAAAGACTATTCTGCCTACGACTGCTGTAACAGTAGTATCTTGAGCGTTAAATTCTATCAAATCTAATCCTATGATTTTATCTGCTGTAATTTCAACATTTCCAACTGTTACTGTATCCGTTGCAAAATCTTCTGATACGTCAATTGTTTCAAATTGAATTAATTTATTATCATATCCTATCACGGTTTCAGGTGTCGTTCCTGTATCTAATTTCTGATTATAAATCGTATCAATTTTTGTCAAAATATAGTTGCTGTCCGATGCGTATACGGGGTCTGTTTCTACTATTTCAGCAATTTTAGAATTTAAATATCCTTTATTAACTAAATGATAATCTGTAAATTGACCTGTATCTATTGTTGCACGATAGTATAATCCCGTTGTGTCTGCATCTATAATTGCAGTATCTTCATAAGATACTGAGAATATTCCGGAAGGCAAATCAAACGATATAAACCCGTTATTTCCATTGTAATTTCCAGCATAGTAAAACTCTGATGTGAAAGTATATAAGGAAACGAAATTTCCATCATCCCCCATCGAATAAATATCAAAATATCCGTCCTCTTGATCTGAAATTGAAATGTCTACATAGTTTCCGGAAGATTGATCCTCAATATATATTGTGCTGTCTGTGATGTGCGGGTCGTATCCTACATTTGCCGTATCTGCTTTTAATGCAAAACCAGACGTGTCCGAATAAGCTGAATCCAATAATTCTAATAATATCCTAACTTCTTCTATTGTTGCAATAGTATCCCCCGTTGTAGCGTATGTAAGATAATTTCCTTTTAAAATTATAGCCTGGTTAACTTTTACATAATCTTTTGTAATTATATCTATTCCGGCTAAGGATAAGCAAATAAATATCCCGAAAATAATGAGTAATTTTTTCATATCTTAAAAATAATTTGTTCTGTAGTTAAAATTAACATTTACTGTGCCTCCACTTAAAGTTATGTAGATAGTTTGAGATGATTCGTAACTTTTTGATATTAATATATTTAAGTGTTCATTTGATCCTAATATGATTTCTGGTGAAATTTCATCCCCGCTTATCGTTTCACCAACTTTTAAAACAGGTGTTCCGCTTACATGCTTAAAATCAATGCTTTCAATTTTTGTGTTAGCGGCAAAAACTTTCGTAAAATCAGCAGTTTTATTTGTTTCTTTTGACGTTGTAACTCCCTGTGTTTGATAATTTTGTAATGCAGTTATTGCAGAACTTATAGAAGATAAAAAATTGGAATGTGATATACGATATGATACCCATCCCCCAAATCCGTCAGGTGTGATTATGTGAACATATCCACCTGTTGGGACTGTTGTAATTGGTTTAGCACTTAATTTCCCCATTATTCAAATATTTTTTGTGTATCATCTTCAAATAAATAATTTTCTGAATCTTCAAATAAAAAATCATCCAACACCTCTACATTTTCAACGTTTGAAACTGGTATTTTACCTGTCGTTTCGAAAAATGTTTTTATTAAATTATTCCCAAATGTACTGAAATATTCTAAAATATCCCCTTGGTAAATATCAACATCGTAGTTTAAATTATTATCCCTACATAATTTTACTACTTGCTGTAATGTTCCGTATTTCCATATACAGAAATCAAATATCGACTGACCATATCTTACTGTTTCCGTCATTTTGGATAAGTTACTCTTTCTGCTGTTATTTTTAATTCAGTTCCTTGTGTTTCGTCGTCATAAGTACCTGTTATCTTTATATTGTCGTATCCGTCATTTTTTAATTCTGATTTTATTCGACTTACCAATAATCTATAATCTGTAATCGAACTATTCTGAGCCAGATACAAAGATGCCCCAATTTTAGGTTTAATGTAAAAATTTCCGGCATTTGCTATCATTAAATGCTTAATATTTTGATTATTCGCATTTTCAATAGAAATGTCTCCATTTACAATTTTCAGATCGTCCTCAATTATTATGTCATTTTCAGATATCATTAATGCTTTATTTTTTCGTTTTCAATTTCTGAATAAGTTGGCGTTTGTTTCCCTGTTAAAACAGCCGATAAAGCTGTTTGTAAAGCTGAATTTGCCCCATTACCCGGTTCAGGAATTGGAGTACCATTTATTATTTGCAAAATTGCATCTAAAATTTGATTTACTTTATCTAATTCAGATTTTAAAGATTCAATTTTTATTAATCCCCCGTTTTCTCCTCCATTGAATAATATTTTTTTTGCTGTTTCAATCATAATGCAATAAGGAGATACGCTATTATTATAACCGACCAAAACAAGGCTATTCTCTTCAGGAACTATTACTAATGAAGATAATCCATTTATAATTGTCATTTGACATGTCAATTCATTAGTACCGTCATTCGGGACAAATGTAAAAGTATAATCAGTTTCGTTAATATCAGTCGCCTTTCCGATTTTTAAATAAAATTCGTGTCTTAAAGCCCACGCATTAATAAATGATGAAAATATGTCTTTAATTGTCAGATTCATAATCTGCTATTTTTTGTCCAAGTTTTACGGTTTGCCTGAAACCGATTCCTACACCAAATCTTTTCCTTACTTCAAGAATCTGGTATTTTCCATTTCTATCTTTATTGTTTTTATCATAGATTGCAGCTAAATCGCCATGTTTTAATGACGGCGATCCAAAAGTTGTTATTTCTCCTACGGCTCCCGTATACCACAGATTTGGCAAACGTCTTTTTATTAATTTCTCAAGAGCATCTCTTGTCAAACCGGGTATTTCAAATTTATTCAGATTACCGGACGGTTTTACATCTGATACAATTATTTCACTCCCTGGCACATCTTTATATCTTGCATAGAGTTCTATTACGGTTCCGTCTTTTTGTGGACTAACTCCGTAGCTTATAACATCAAAATAGATATTTTCTTGTTGTGTAGGTTTTAATATTTCAAGATTATCTTCACCAATCGGTACATTTTCATTAATATTAAATTCTACTGTTTTTGACGGTTCTTTAATGATCTCATAATCAATGAATAAAATTCCATCCTGCCAATACGCTATTGTACCAAGTTTCTGTCGCATTTCGTCTAATACTTCAAGTAATGTGACATTTTTACCAATTTTACAGTCTCCAATTGGATCGGTAAGTGTTTTATATTTACCTGAATATATTGTTTTTATCAATTCATCATAATTTGTATCTTTTAATACGACCGGATTTAGAGATTGTAATTTATATAAAAACGCGTCATTTTCGCATTCTAAAACCATTTCATTATTTGGTTTTATTTTTGTTACAAATCCCGAAAATTCGGGCAATAACTCTGGATAGTAACCGAGTTTGATTAATATTTTATCACCTATTTTTATATAGTCAGAAATCTTTTTATTTACTTGCCTTATACGTTGCGGAAGTATTACCGTACATGTATCTGTAAAATTTAATTTACTTGAGATTATTTCAACCGTAGAAACAAAAGGAAATCTGAATTTTTCAGTATTGCTATTTCCTTCATAAATTGTAATATGTTGATTTAATTTATGCATTATCTTGCAGTTAGTTGTATGTCTGCCAGTTGATTTGTTAGCACTTCCAAAATAGCGTTTCCGATATTTTGAGAAGATTCTTTTACTGTCTCTTTTTGATTGTAAAAGTTTTCTATTCCTTTTAATTGCTGAATTGTAATGTTAAAAATTTTAGGCGCGGCTCCGGTTATTTCTGTTCCTTTATCAACACCTAATGACGCTAATGATGTTGATCCAGAAATACCTGCCGCGGTTCCAATAGGAGTTGAAATATTTTTACCTAATTCGCCAGCTTTTTGAATTGCGCCTTTTGAATATCCTTTTTTAAAAAGTTCTGCCGTTTTCTTTCCTGCTGAAATGACATCGTTTGCACTTTTACCTGTTACCAGTGGAACTATACTTAAATTATAAGCAGCTTTCCCGGCTTCAGCTAAAGCTTGTTTAAAATTACCTGCAAATAATTCTTTTATAGCTCTTACAATTCCTTTTAATCCTTCTAAAAATATTTCTAATCTTTTTAAAATAGCATCTTTAAGCGATTGGCCTATTTTTTCCCATCCTCCACGAAAAGTATCTATAATCGACATAAATTTATCTTTTATATAACTTCCAACAGCTTTTAAAACTTCCCACAATCCCATAATTGTGCCCCTAAATACTTCACATCTTCTCCATAAAACAACAATAACAGAAACAAGTAATGTTATAGCTATAATAATAGCCCCTATTGGATTAGCTGTTAATACTACATTTAAAATAGTCTGTATAAATACCCAGGCTTTTATTGCTAAGATTATTGCTCCTATAACTCCGACAAGCGGGAATATTATAGTCATTAAATCCTGAATAAGATTTTTATTTTTCATGAAAGCATCCGAAAGCTTAATTAAAAATAAAACTAAAGGTCTGATAATCGGTATCAATGCTTCTCCTATTTTAGATCCTAACATTTGTAATGTACCTATCAATGTAGACATTTGACCTTTAAATGTTTTACTCTGTCGATCCATCATTCCATAAAATTTCCCTCCTTGACTTGTTGCTGCGCGAAAAGCGTCTTTTACCATATCAGAAGAGATTGCTCCTTTTTCCATTTGTTTTCTCAATTCCGCCATGCTTTTTCCAGTAAGTCTTGATATTTCTTGTAACGGATTAAACCCTACATTTATCATCTGTAATAAATCCTGCCCCATTAATTTTCCCGCGCTATTCATCTGAGAAAATGCAAGCGTTAAAGAACTCATTCGGTTAGCGTCTCCTCCCGCAATGTCGCCTAACATTTGTAAATTAGGCATTATGTTTTCTACTTTTTCACCAAAGTTAAGCATTAATTTTGCTGAATCTTGTAACGTTTTGTTATCAAATGGAGTAACATTAGCATATTGATTAATCTGATCAAATAATTGATTTGCAATTTCTGCATTTCCGATCATTACTTCAAAAGCTATATTTGTTTGTTCCATATCCCCAGCCAAAGAAATCATTTTTTTACCTAAACCGATTACCGCAAGTCCGCCTAATGCTGTTGTAAGTCCGCTTATTTTTGAATCTAACTGCTTTACCTTAGAATCGATTCCAGATAACCCACCGGATATTTGATCTTTCAATGTTACTATATATTCAACAAAGGTGGACATTATTTCATTTTTGGAAAATTAAACATTCCATTTGTGCTAAGTCTTTTACCATCAAAATCTAAAGCAAAAAATAAATTTTCAATCATTTCGATCCATTTTTCATCTTCTAAATTTTCCGGTTCTATTTTAAAATAAAACCGGAGTAAAGCATTATATTGTCTGATGCCGTATACACCGGTTTTATCATTTATTAATCTTTTTGTATCTAATTTTTTTTTACATCGGCAGTACGCATTTTAATTGTTGACAATGCGGCAAATGCAACTTCCGCTAATAAATCTTCGTTTTTTCTAATTGCATCATCTCCACAAATCCAACATTCTTCAACTAATACCTTTCCGCCTGCAATAAAATCAGCCTTATCATTTCCTATAGAAATCAAATAAGGCAATATTTTACCAGACTGATTTATAGAAGGTTCCCTTAATATACATTGTTCTCCTGATTCACAAGTAAATGTGTAAGTCTGTATACCTTTTTTCTTATGATTGTCGATCGCTTCCTGAAATTTATTTTCTTCCATTACTTGACTTTTTTAGAAATTATATCAGCACAAATACAATCGTAAGTTCTACGAGATTCGGTATCACCTTGAGAAGTCTTAATCCCATCTGAATTAAATTCAAATCCAGGTAGTGTAAATGAATGTATTGCATCTACCCCATTGTCGAGGAGGGCTATT